TCTTTAAGATTGTTATAAACCATTCTTTGTTCTGTAGATAATTGAATAGTTCTTAATAGTTTAATTTTTTCTGGAAGATCTAAGCATTGATCTTTTCTTACACGATAAGAAAACTGTCTTAACTTATGATTAAGTTCATCAAGGTTAACATAATATTTAGGAACATGAATAAATTTATTATTGCCTACATGTACTTGATCCATAACAGCATATCTTGCTCTAAAAGTATAATAACTAGAGTAGCCTAATAACTCTGGACTTAGGAAAGCACATTGTGTATACAAGTCCAATGGAGATTTTGTTACTGGTGATCCTGTTAGTATCCGCCTGTATTGTGCTAATTTCGACAATTTTAAAATATGTTTTGTTCGGGCTGCTGATTGGTTTTTTATTGTTGTGCTTTCATCTATAACAAAGATGCTTCTTTTATATTGTTTTAATAAATCATTTAAAAATACAACTCCGCTTTTGTGAGATAAGGCTTCTACATTAATTAAATAAATACCTAGCTTTCCAGATAATATTTCAGCATCAATTGGTTTTTTTGTTTTATTCCAAGCATAAATAACATGTGGTATTTCATCAGATAAATGAGTAGCTATTTCATCTTCCCAATTTAAATAAACTGACTTTGGTGCAACTATAACGGTAATATCAATTAAGTTTTGTTGTTTAAGAATTCCAATATTATCAATAATTACTTTGGTTTTGCCTGTACCCATCTCCATAAATAAGGCATATTCTTTTTTATCCCAGCATTTCTCTAATGCTGTTTTTTGGTGTGCGAAAGGTTCTGTTTTAAATTTATATTTTTTCATTATTAATTATTAATTTTTTATTTGACATCATTTATAAGATAATTTAAGAAGTATTACAACTAAAAAAAGGAGGTCTTTATGGATCTTGAAACATTGTCTACTACAATAGATGTAGACAGTAATAAAGTTAAGGATATATCCGTAGCTTGCTCAAGGTTATTAGACGTTCAGAAACAAATAGCAGATATCGAGAATCAATTAAAGACGATTCAAGAACAAGAGCTTAAGTTATCTGAACAGATAATACCTAATTTAATGCAAGAGATGGGTATCTCTTTATTAAAATTAGCAGATGGTTCATCAGTAGAAGTAAAACCCTACTATGCTGCTAAGATCCCGTCCGATAAAACCAATGAGGCATTTACATGGCTCAGGGACAACGGACATGGTGATTTAATCAAAAATAATGTAACTGTAACTTTTGGTAGATCTGAGGATGATAAGGCTAATGAACTTATTGACTTAGTGAAACAAAAAGGGCATAGTTACAAGCAAGCCGAAAAGGTTGAACCAATGACTTTGAAAGCGTTTGTAAAAGAACAAATTCAAAATGGTAAAATGGTTCCTTCCGATATATTCGGTATATACGTTGCAAACAAAACAAAAATAACTAACAAGGAGTAAACAATGGTTGCACAAGCACAAACACAAAAAGCAGTAGTAAAGAAAAACGAAGCACAGCTACCTTCACTTGACATTGCGTCACTTGAAAAGATGTCTGGAGCAGGATTAGAAAACGTAGGAGCACAAGATGTAGCTCTTCCATTTTTAAAAATCTTGAGCCAACTTTCCCCACAGGTAACAGCTGGTGATTCTAAATACATAGCAGAAGCAAGACCTGGAATGATCTACAATACTGTATCTGATCAATTATATGACGGAGCAAAAGGTATTAGAGTAGTTCCATGTTTTTATAAGTTAGAGTATCTAGAGTGGAGAGATAGAGGTAAAGAAGGTGCAGGAGCGCCTGTTGCTATCTATGATTCCTCATCAGATATATTAACTAAAACTAAAAGAGGTCCAGATAAAAAGGACCGCTTAGAAAACGGAAACTATATTGAGGAAACAGCTTCTCACTATGTTTTATTAGTTGATGAAAACGACCAACCTAAAGAGTCTGCGTTGCTTACAATGAAAGCTACGCAAAGAAAGAAATCCAGAAAATGGAATTCTATGATGATGACTCAAAGAAGAAAAGGTGCAAAAGGATTTTTTAATCCTCCAGCATTTTCTCAGATCTATACACTTAAAACTATTTTAGAAAAAAATAGTTTAGGTTCATGGTATGGTTGGGAGATCGAGTGGAATAAAGATATTCCAAACGCAACTTTGCTTAAAGCTGCACAAGATTTTTACAATAGTTGTAAAAAAGGAGCAGTAAATGTTAAGCATGGTGAAGAAGAGGTTGAAGCAACTACAGAAGAAACTCCATTTTAATTTATGGACTTCAGTAGGTTCCTAGAACTCTTCGATGGATCCAAACGAAAGTACGGCATCTTCAAGCCTTCGGGCTTGAAGAGGGCCGATGGTAAGGTCGAAGGAAAATACGATTGGAAAGAATTCCCTAAAGATGGAAGTGAGCTTTCATTATTTACGGATCATATTAATGGAATACATTCCATTGGTATAGTTCCTATAAGAGAAGATAGTACATGTAGTTATGGATGTATTGACGTAGATAAAATTAAATCAGTTGAAGAAGCAAACGAAGTATTAGCAAAAATAAAATCATGGAACTTACCTTTTGTTCCATTTAAATCAAAGTCTGGTGGTGTGCATGCTTATCTATTTATAGATGGAAGTGTTCCAGCAAAAGAATTAAAAACAAAACTTACTCAATTATCATTAAAATTAGGTAGACCCAAAAATACAATAGATATTTTCCCAGTACAAACAAAATTAAATAGTGACGGTACAGGTAATCAAATTAATGTACCATACTTTAATGCCAAAGACACAGGACCAGAAAGAAGATGGGCAATAAAAGATTATGACATGAATAATCTTCTAAATGTAGAAGAATTTTTAAAGATGCCTATTAAGAGAATTACTCCAGCAGATTTACTTAAAGTAGGTTTTAAAGAAATATCAGATAATGCCCCATGTATAGATTATTATTTAGATAACAAAGTTGGTGAAGGTGAAAGAGATAAAGCATTACTACAGTACGGATGTGTAATGCGTAAAAAATTTGATGGAGATGAAGATAAGATTAGAGATGCTATGCATGATTTTTCTGAAAATTATTTTTTATCTAAAGATGGTTTTACAAATAAAGAATTTGCTACAAAGGTATCTCAAGTAATGAAAAAAAGAGATGTTGTAGATCAAAAAGATGAAACTGATATATGGCAAGTAAGAAATAATTGTAGACAAATAGCAGATTTAGGACATTGCGATAAAGTTGGCTGCAGAACTAGAAAGTTTGGTTTGGTAGAAAAGGTTGTAATGGTTACTGATTACAGAATGATTATGACTAATCCAAGAAGGCACTTACTTACAATGGTAAATGAACAAGGGGAAGAGATAATTATATCAATGACCACAGATCAATTGTGGACTCAAAATGCTATAGCAAAAAGATGTTGGGAGGAACAAGTGCAGTGGACTCATTTACCATCTGATGAATTTCAAACAATGAAAGACGGTTGGTTTAGCATTATGAAAGTAATTGATAGTTATGACGAAGGTGAAGAAAGATTAGCTGAATTCTTTGCTATATTAAATGCATTTATTGATGAGAAAAGAGGAGCTAATGATATTACACAATTAGATTATGGAATGGTTTATAAATCAGATAAGAATCACAGATATTTTTGGAATGCTACTTCTTTTAAACAATATGCAAAAACAAAATATAATAAGTCATATGAACTTACTCTTGGAGAAATATTAGCAAGAATATGTGAAGAAGAGAAAAATAAATTTCCAGATAAAAAAGATTCTCATAGAAGACTTCTTCAATTACATAAAGGATATGAAAGCTATAAATCTAGATGTTATTCATCTATTGATATAACTGGAATTGTACCAAGAGATAATGCAGATAAAATAGATAACTTTAAAAAAGAATTGAGAACAAATGAATTTACCGCAGACAAAGCGTAGAAACGTAGCAGATAATATAAGAGAGAATCAAGAAATATTAGATTCTATAAGAAGAAAAACTATAAAACTATTTGGTCCTCCTGGAACAGGTAAAACACATACATTATTAAATATTGTAGAGAAAGGAATTCATATAAAACATATGGTTCCAGATTATATTGCATTTTGTTCTTATACTAGAAAAGCAGCTAGAGAAGGAATGGAAAGGGTTCTTAAAAAGTTTAAAGGAACTTTTAGAGAAGATTCTTTTACATTATTTAAAACAATTCATTCATTATGTTTGGCCAGAACAAGAGATGCTGGAATAGAAGTAATAGATGAAAATAAACATATACCTGCATTTAGTTATTTAGAAAGAGGAGAAACTGTTAAATTAGAAACTGGTAAAGACGAAGATGGAAAAATAGTTATTAAAAATTATCCAATACAATTATATGAGAAAGCACGTAATTGTAAAATAACTTTAAAAGAAGCTTATGATGAAGATACTTCAAACGGTAAAACACGAAACTGGAGTAACTTAGTAGATATTGTAAATAACTGGATAAAATTTAAAGAAGGATTTTTTATGGATTATACAGATATGATTGAAGATTTCTTATTAGCAGACTATTCATTTGAAACTGATTACTTTATTGTAGATGAGGCACAAGACTTAACTCCATTGCAATGGGATTTTGTTTATTTAATGGCATCAAAGGCTAAAAAAGTTTATATTGCTGGAGATGATGATCAAGCCATACATGAATGGAACGGTGCAAGTGTAAATGAATTTTTAAATTTTCCAGGAAGACCAGTAGTATTAAAGAATTCTAGAAGATTGCCTACAACAGTTTTAAACTTTGCTAAAAATATAATAAAAAATGTTAAGACAAGAAAAGAAAAAGATTTTGTATCTACTGGCATTGAAGGATACGTTAATACTAATAACTTTCAATTAAAGCATATAGAATTTAATAAACATCCTAAAGATACATGGATGGTCCTTACAAGAACTAAAAATGAATTATATGAAGTAAGAGAGGTCGCTAAAGAATTAGGACTGCATTTTAAAAATGCTGCTAATTTAGGAGCAGTTAATTCTACGCATTGGAAATGTATTGAGATATGGAATAAGCTAATTAATGATCAATACATAGACAGAGAAGCAGTTACTTTTATATATAAATATATAAAAAATATTGAACATGGTTGGAGAACCTCTACATCAAAGAAATGGAAATCAATTAAGGAAACATATTTTAATTACGCTCTATTAAATGAACGATGTGGACTACTCCAGGAGAAGGGATCATGGACAACGGCCATGGATATTAAAGTTTCAGATAAAAATTATATTGAAAAATTACTAGAAAAGGGAGTAGATTCTCAGTCTAAGCCATTGATTATTATAGATAAAATACATCAAGTTAAAGGAGGAGAAGCTGATCATGTAGTTATTTATGAAGCTTGTCCTAAGATATGTACATTAAAAGATAAAGCACAAAAAGATAGAGACGCAGAACTTAGAGTATGGTATGTGGGAGTAACCAGAGCTAAGAAAGGCTTAAACATAATTAAATTTAACAAACCCTATGGGCACTATATGCCTTTAGCTGCCTTAGGATATGGAAACTATAGAATATGACAAACAAAACTTTTTATAAACAAATAGGTGGCAAACATTATAAAACTATGAAAATACAGCCATCAGTTTTTATTAACGAAAATAATTTACCATTTGCAGAAGGAAATGCAATTAAATACATATGTAGACATAAACTTAAAGGAAAAAAAGAAGATATATTAAAAGCTATACATTATTTAGAAATGATATTAGAAAGAGATTATGAAAAGGAAATTAAATGAGTTATCAAATAACTATGACTACACAAAATTCTGAATGGGTTACTCCAAATGAGTTCCCAGATTTATCTGAAGAAACAGAAATAGCGATCGATTTAGAAACAAGAGATGAGAATATGAAAGCTCTTGGAACTGGTTGGGCTAGAAAAGACGGAGAGATAGTTGGTATTGCAGTAGCTGCTGGTTCTTTCAAGGGATATTATCCAGTTAACCATCAAGCTGGTGGAAATTTACCAAGAACAAAAGTATTTGCTTGGATACAAGAAGTATTAAAAACTAAAGCTGATAAGATAATGCACAATGCTCAATACGATTTAGGTTGGATTAGATCTATGGGATGGCAAGTGAATGGTAGAATTATTGATACCATGATTGCTGCAGCATTAGTAGATGAGAACAGAAGACAGTATTCATTAAATGCTTTATCAATAGATTATCTTGGAGAAATGAAATCAGAAGCTGAATTAAAAGAAGCTGCTGAACAAAGAGGCCTAGATGCTAAAGCGGAATTATGGAAAATGCCAGCTATGGCTGTTGGTTTTTATGCTGAACAAGATGCTGCATTAACTTTAAAGTTATGGAATTATTTTAAACCTACATTGATAAAAGAAAATTTATTAAGTGTATGGCAATTAGAAATGGAATTACTTCCTGTTTTAATTAGAATGAGGGAAGAAGGAATTAGAGTAGATTTAGATAAAGCAGAGTCTCTTAAAAAAGAATTTAAAACATTAGAAAATAATTTATTAAAAAAGATTAAAGATTTAGCTAACATAGATGTAGATATATGGGCTGCCAGATCAGTTG